CGACGTTCGGCTGCAAGCTGTCCGTGAACGTGTTGCACTTACTGTCGCGCAATTACCCGTTTGACTTCACGGTGCGCGATCTGACATCGCAGGGGCTGGACCCGATCCGCCGCGACGATTTCGTGACCGGGCGATGCGCGCTGTACATGCTGGACGCCGAAGACATGGAGATCATCCGTGACGAACCCGTCCCTTTGAGTTGACAGGGGCGGCAACAGGGGCGTATTGTCTGGGGTGTTGGGTTCAAGCTCGGCAAAGCCATGAGGCTTAGGACAACCAACCAGCCAAGACAAGTCACGACCGTCAAGACAACCAATAGCTGAGAACGAGTCACGTGCGCAAAGACAACCATGTCTGACAAACGAGCCATAACCGTGAAGACAACCATCAACCAAAAACGAGCCATAACCACCTGAAGGCTGTGACAGGCCCAAGTAGCGGTAGGATAAAATAGTCGGTGTCTTTGTTCCGAGGCGCACTTACCGACGCCAACTGTCACCGGGACAAGGACACCGACTTTTTTATGAGGCGATAGCCATGATGAACAAGCAAACCGTCAAAGAGCAGACCACGCATTGCGCCATCACGGGCGTATTGTTGCCCGCCGATCCGTCCCTTGTCGACACCGACCGTATCACTGAGCGATTCCGGGGCGGCGTTTACACCCCGGAGAACACCCGCGTACTCACGCCGCGCGCGCACATGGAGCGCCACGGAATTCTGCGCGAGCGTGAGGAATGGCTGGAAGAATTGAAATCGATCATGGATGACCGCGCGCAGACCATGAAGGTCGTAATGAAATTGAACAATCAGCTTTTGGCCTATCAGCGTCAGACAGACCACGCTCGGGGACCAACAACGCAGTTCCTTCAAGAGACTTTGGACGCAGCGAACAAGCGTCTTACGCAGATTGACCGGGAGGCGGCGAAGCATATTAAAGCATCGACGCACCCGCTGGTGGTTGCGGCGCGCAATGTCTCGGGCGTAGGCCCGATCACCGTTGCCGGGTTGCAGACCTATGTTGATCTGGAAAAAGCCAAATCGGCATCAGCCATGTGGTCTTATGTCGGCATCGATAAGCCGTCACACGATCGTTACACCAAAGGCAAAGCGGGCGGCGGCAACAAGACGCTTCGCACGATTGTCTGGAACACCGCTAACAGCATGACCAAAAACCGAAACTGCCCGTATCGCATTGTGTACGATCAGACCAAAGAACGGCTGTCCGTTTCCGAAAAGATCACTCGGTCATGCAGCACGCAAGGGCACTTGGTCGAAATTCCGTGGAAAGACACTAAGCCGAGCCACCGCCACGGGGCCGCACTCCGCGCCGTCATGAAGCATTTTCTTGCGGACTATTGGTTCGTAGGCCGCGAGCTTGCAGGGTTGGACACCCGACCTCTGTACGTAGAGGAAAAGCTGGGGCACACTGGTGTTGTTCGCCCGCAGGAACGAGGGTGGCAATGGTGAGTCAAGAATGAACCCGTCCCGCTTTGACCGTGATTATCGGCTGCGTGTCGAAGTGGCGAACGGCCGCACGGTCGAAGTGGCGCCGCCGCTCCGCGTGGTATTCGACGTGCAAAAGTCGGCGGCCGGCGGCCTGAACAAGATGAACCTCAGCGTGTATAACCTGGAGGAACGCAAGCGCCTGTCGCTGGTCAAGGACGCGGAACAGACCGAGAAGCGCATACCGATCGAACTGTCGGTCGGGTATCAGGGATCGGTGCGGTTGCTGTTCAAGGGCACCGTACATCGCGGACAGAATCTCCGTGAAGGTCCGGACCTTATATCCGAACTGGAATCGCTGGACGGCGGCCATGCGTACCTGAACGGTTTCACGTCCGAGACAGTGCGCACAAAGGACCAGGCCATCGAGACACTGCGCCGTGGCCTACCCGAAACGTCGCGCGGCAAGATCACGGAACAGCGGCCGTTGATCCGCCCGCGGGTACTGGTGGGCTCGTCGGGCAAGCTGTTGAACCGCGTGCTGGACGATGGCGAAACCTGGTATATCGACAACGAAAAGCTGTACATCGTGCGCGGCGATGAAGTCGTGTCGTCATTCATCCCGGTTGTCGAAGCGGCGACCGGCCTGTTGAACACGCCGACGCGCGAACAGAGTAAGGTGACATTCTCGACGCTGATGAACCCGACGCTGCGTATCCGCGGCCTGTGCCGGCTGAAAAGTGCCACTGCGCCGCATCTGAACGGCGTCTACCACATCGAGTCGATGAACGTGAGCGGCGACACGCACGGTGCCGACTGGTCGCAGGAAGCCACCGCCATTCTCGCCGGCGATTACAGGGTACTCTGATGGCCGAACAGGAACGCCAGCTCATCGACATACTGATGCAGGCCATCAACGGTGCGCTCGCCGACGTGCATACGGCGACGATCGCCCGCATCACGCGGGTCGATGCCACGACGATCAACTGCCGTCCCGTGACCAACCGTATCGTTGACGGCGAGTCCGTTCCGCTGCCGGAGTTCGTGGATGTACCGCCGCTGTTCATGCAAGGGGGCGACAGCTACACGGCGCATCCGATCGCCGTTGACGATTACTGTTTGCTGATCTTCACCGAACGTGCCTTTGATCGCTGGTATGACGGTCAGGACTATCAGCCGCCGATCGAACTGCGGATGCACGATTACAGCGACGGGATCGCCATCGTGGGCATTCAGCCGCGCGAGGCGGCGCGCACCATACCGGATCGCATTACGCACATTGGCGACACCTATCAGGAAGGCGATTACGAGCATATCGGCAACCGCACGCAGGAAGGCAACTTCGATCTGACCGGCGACTACACCCAGGTCGGCAACGTCACGATCGAAGGCGACTATGAACTGACCGGCGACATGGTGGTGAACGGCAACATAACCTGTACCGGTACGATCGCGGCGGGGAACTTTGCCGGGCTCAACGGGACGGCCCTGTCCAGCAATCAGCCGATCGAGACGACCGAAGACGTAGTTGCGGGCGGGACCAGTCTGAGGCAGCATACTCACACGGACAGCGGGGGCGGCACCACGTCGGCGCCGAACTGACATGCGGACAGCGCGGATTGACAGCGATGGCGACTGGACCTTCGGGGTGGGTCGGGCCGGCTACCTGACGGGCTCGCGCGCCATCGCGCAGTCCGTCGTCACCCGGCTGCGCTCTTTCCGCGAGGACTGGTTCGCTGACGTGCGCGCCGGCCTGCCGTGGTTTGACCTGTTCAGCGACCGGTCGACCGATGCGACGGCGGTGCTCCGCGAAATCGAGCGCGTCGTGTTGATCACGGAGGGGGTGCAGCGCATCGACACCCTGTCCCCCGCCGGCATCGAAAACCGCCAGGTGCGGATCCAGCTTGCGTACACCGACGTGTTCGGAGCGCAGTTCAATGAAACGGTGACGCTCCCATGACGCTTGAACTTACACCGGATGGCGTACAGGTCGATACGTACGATCAGATATTCGCCGAACTGGCGGATGGCCTGCGTGCTATCTATGGGCCGGATATCGATCTGGCACCGGACAGCCCGGACGGCCAGCGTGTCGGCATCGTCGCCAAGCTGGTGCTCGACAGTCACTCATTCTCGGCGGCGCTGTACAACCAGCTTGATCCGGACTTCGCGACCGGGCGGCTGCTTGACACCATCATCAAGTTCGCCGGCCTTCGCCGCGGCTCGCCCGCACGCTCGTCGGTCGATGTCACGGTGTCGGTCGACTACGGTCTGACGCTGCCGGACGGTTATACGGTCGAGGACGAGAAGGGCGATCTGTGGCGCCTGGACGGTACGCGTGCGCTGACCGCCGGAGACAACACCGTCACGCTGAACGCGGTCAACTTCGGTGCGATCGAGGGGCCTGCCGGCACGGTGAACGAACCGGCCACCGTCGTGCTCGGCGTGTCCAGCGTGAGTAATCCGACCGCTGCGACGGTCGGGCGGGACGAGGAAACGGACGGCGAGCTACGCACGCGGCGCAATCGCTCATTGCAAAATCCGTCAACCAGTACGGTGGGCGGGCTGTTTTCGGCGATCGGCAATCTGGCTGGTGTGATCGATCTGCAAATCTATGAGAATGACAGCGACACGACCGACACCGATCTGTCGCTTGGCCCGCATTCGCTGCGGTGCATCGTGCGTGGCGGCGAAATCGCCGACATCGCCGAAACGATTGCCAAGAACAAGACGGGCGGCACACCGCTCAAAGGCGACGTGACCGGGACGTACATTGAGGAAGTCGAACGCCCGGACGGCAGCACGTACAGCATCATCCACGAAATGAAGTTTGACCGCCCGGACGAGACATCGCTGTCCGTCCGCGTGACGGTCGAGAGTACGGACGGCAGCACGGTCGACACCGAACTGATCGCGCAGTCGATCGCCGAACGCACCTACAATATCTCGGAGATCGCACGGGCAACAAACCTGTACGCCCGCGTGTACGGTGCGCTTAACAATGTCGTCGCCACGGATATGGAGATCAGCGACGACGGCGGATCAACATGGGTGGATGGCGTGATCGGGCCGGCGCCCGATGCGTATTTCACGATCGATGAAGCCGACGTAACGGTTGCGGTGGTGTAACCGTGTCCGAGTTCACCGATCAATACGTCGATCTACTGATCAAACAGTACTGGCAGCAGACCAAAGCGCCGGCGGAAATCGAAGCGTGGGCGACTCCCTGGGATGGCGTCTACCAGTTCACGCGGGACTTTATCGATGCGTTCGATGTCGATCTGGCGGTTGGCGATCAGCTTGATACCATCGGGGCGATTGTCGGACTGTCGCGAGTCGCGCCGCTGGTCATTCCGAAAATCGCATTCGGGTTTGAAGGTAATCCGAACGCTCGCGGTTTCGATGACAAGTTCGGATCGGTCGTGAACACGGCGCCGTTCGCCAATCGGTTCGAGCCGGCCGCTACGTCGCTGCAACTGAGTGACGCGCAATACCGCTTTCTGATCAAGGCGAAAATCGCGGTCAACACGGCATCGGCGTTCATCGCATCGGATGATGGCAACAGCATTCAGGACGTGATTTCGTTTCTGTTCGATGGGCGCGCTTATGTCACGGATAATTTCGATATGTCGCTGACGCTCTCGCTGCCGTTCGACGCTGACCTGACCATTCTGAACGTGATATTACGGCTCGGCCTGTTGCCGAAACCGCAGGGGGTGGATTACGCGGTAATACTGCGGGCCGAGCCCGGCGAGACATTCGGATTCGGCGCCAACCCCGATGCGCTTTCCTGGGGTGATCGGTTCGACAGCACGGTCGAGGCCGGCGTGTTTGCACAAAAGGTGATTCTCTGATGGCGAAAATTACGCGGTACGATGGCAACCTGATCGCATTCGGTGCGAACGCGCAGGGTACTGAGCGGACAGTGTTTGGTGACACGGCGCAGGCGGATGCGCTTGATGACAATCTGAACGCCGACTTTTTCCGCGGGTGGGGT